TAGATGAGCCCAAGGTCATAGATGTTCACCGAAATCTCTGGATCATAGACTGACCTGATGGCTTCGATTGCGGCACTCTTGATTGCGGCAGTGGGGATCTTCATAGTTTTTCTTCCTCGCTCAGATTTGATGCAAACTGTAGAATGTTATTGCTGCTCGTTTGCTTCTTCTTCTTCGTGGTTTTTCTTTGTTTGCTCTTTATCTGCTTTTTCTTTTCCATCGCATCTTCATAATTCGCAATAAACTCACTCATGTTATCATATAGCTTAGTGATCCCGAGGTTGGACACTGCTGCATGATCTTCTTTAGACATGGAATCTATCTGAGTAGCTTCCAATGATTTGTATCGTACATAAAGTTGCTTCTTTTCCTTCTGAATCCTTCGCAGAAATGCATAGTAAATGATCTGGGTGAAATAAGCAAACGGATTCTTGGATTTGGCTGGATCAAAGTTGTGTATATATTGAATACAATTCTCCACACCATCGGCAATCATGTCCTCACGAAATCCATAGTTGATAAAGTTGGACTTGTACGATAGGTGGCTTGCAATCTTGATAAATATCTCACCAAGGACATCAGGGATTCGTGGATCACTCTCTCCACTTTCTCTGGCAGTTGCGGTTTCTTCCTTGAATTCAATCATATGATGCAGGAATTCCTTGTTATCTACATAATGCTCGGGTTTCTTTTTCATTATCTATCCTTTCAATTTTACATTATATGTTTTCACTTTGAACTTCTCTGATTTGTATATCTTGAACCGCTCTTGGTAATGCTTTAACGAGAAGTTGCGGCTCTTCCTCCCATTGGTCAGGTCGTCCACAATATCATACAATATTGCTTCTTCATCATCCACTCGCCGCAATGCGCGACCAATGCTTTGCAACGTCCTCACTCTGGACTTTCCGGGGTGAGTGAATACTATGTTATGCAATCGTTTGATGTTGATACCCTGTGAGTATACACCAGACGATGCAATAATGATAGCATCATCTTCATTTTCTACCATTGCGCGGACCTTCTCCCGAGTGTCTAGCTCGGTGCCACCATAGACAAAGAAACATTTTCGGCGGGTCTCTCGTGCGTTGTTAATCAATTCAAATAAAGGAACACCATGCTTTTCAACATAGGTGAATAACACAAGGGTATTTCCCTTGAGACTCAGCACCAGATTCTTGATGAACTTGTTGCGTGCTTTGTTGGATACCAGATAATCAATCTCTTCCTGATACTTGAGGTTGGCCGGAACCTTTTCTTGATGCTTGAGTATAATGGACTTCACCATAAAATCAGAAAGCACCTTCTCTTCAATCAAATTAGCAGTCGCAGTTACTTTGCGAACCTCGCCCAACAGTCCTTCGATCACCAGCTTATTGGTCAGCATACCATCCAACGTGCCTGTCGTGCCAAAGCGATAGGGCGTGCTAGTCATCTTGGTCATGATGTTGGTAATGGATTTGGCTTTGACACCATGACACTCATCTACCACCACTGTACCAAACTGGTTAAAGTATTTCTTTGGCATTTTATACAGAGATTGCCATGTAGAGATCACAATGGGTTTATCAGTTTGCTTGTCGCGCCCTGACATAATTTGGTGTACCAGCGGACCCTCTAGCCCATAACTCTTGAAGTCTTTTTTCATCTGTACAACTAACGAGGTGGAAGGCACGATGATCAAATGCTTGCGATCATGCCGTGTTAAATATAGCCTAATCAATAGGTAGATGATGAGACTTTTGCCAGATCCGGTGGGAGATAATAGCACCATGCGCTTCTTACGAACAGCAGCAACAAATGATTCCACCTGATAGTCTCGTGGCTTGAATGGTAGTCTCAATGTTTCAATGAATTCGTTTGCTTCGTTCAATGAAAAGTTCTCATCTCCCTGTTCCTCATATTGTAATTTATAGTCTCTTTCATTACAAAATGTTTTGATGTGGGAGATCAGCCCTGCATAGATGGTTCCGTCCCTATAGTTCAAAAGGCGGATTTTTCCATCCCAAATTCCCGTCCTGTATGATGGGTGGAACTTGGCAGATGGCACATCAAACGTAAAATAGTCTGACATTTCGCGAAGGATGTGGGGCTCACCACTGACCCATAGATATGCATCATCCTTTTTGGCAACTGCCACGGTGTCCATTAATTGGCACCACCCAAAAACTTGCGCCAATCAATGGCATTTTTGATTTGCTGACCGCGCCATTGGATTGTGTTAAGAATAGACACAAGCAGGAGAACCTTCTCGTTCTGCTCCGAAATCTGAATCAGGTTTCGGACAATACCCCGGTCCCCTTCCACATACTTTGGAACATCTGACTTGAGTATGCGAATGCCCAATGGCTCCCAGTTTCGCTCTTCAAGATCCTCTTCGCACATCTTACCGCTATAATATTCGAGCTTGTCTCGCTTCAAAATGTTGTGAGTTTCTTTCATTTTATTCAAGTGCCGTCGTTCCTCGGACAACAGCCGAACATACTTGGAATGCAAAACAGGTATTTTGAGACTTTCCTCGTCCAATGCCAGTGTGTCGATATTGCTGTCTTGGCTCCACATCGTGTAAATATCTTCAATAAGTGTAAGTTCAATAAGATTCATATTTAAAAGTGCCCCTTTATTCAACTAGCATGTCTCCAGATGCAATTCCAGACTTATGTATAGTATAGCACATAGACCACGTTTGTCAAGAGGAAATTATACTTTTTCATAGGTATAGGTAAGATACCTAAAAGATGCTGTTGCCCTAATCCCGTCGATGTCAGCTAATCCCGAATCAAATGACACTTCTGATAGGTTGATAGGAAAGAGGTCTTTAAATTGTATAATATAATTTGATATCATATTTGAATTTAATATGGTTAACGTGGCATCTGAATATATCTGTTTGGCTTTCTGAGCCTTGTATTCAGAATATTCGTTTGGAAACCCAATACCAGTTAACCAATCATACAACTCTCTCCAGTTATTTAAATCCTCATCAACAAGGAAAGTGATATTCAAAGGTTCCCATGTTAGATCATTACCCGGAACCTGAGTCTGCATGAATGGCGTAGGCTGTGACACTTCACCGAGGGAAATGCCCGGAAGATTGGCTGATGTGAGAAACCAATTGGTCTGAGGAAGATATTCAATACTGAATCGAAATCCTACCGGAGATAATAGATTGATGTTGTCTGGTTGTGCAGGGAATAGTTTTGCCATGATGATCCTCCTTCTGTATATATTTAGGTAAAGGCCGAAATGATTCAGGGAGCATCCGTATAATGGACACTCCCTGAATTCAGTGAACTACTTTAGCTCTTATTAGCCAGCGAGGTTTTGGATGGCAAAGCCTCTGTAGTATCGGTTGTCGTTGCCGATTGCGATGTCAGCAGATCCCAATGCGGTGGCGAATGGATTCAGACCAATGCCGTAGCGGGTCTTGAAGCCAATCTTCGGCTGGAAGTTATCTTCGCCAATCGCTCGCACCATTTGGAGCGGAACGTATGGGCAGTAGAAGATACCAGCATCGTATGGGCTTGATCCCTTGTATCCGACACAAACGAAGTCGTCGGCAGTGATGGAATAAGGATCAATGTAGACCTTCATACCCGAACCGATTGTTCCTGCGAAGGTTGAACCAGTGTCGTCAACCGTCAGTGCGGCACTTGGATCAAGAACTCCGGCAGTAGCAAGAGCAGAAGCAACATCCGAAGTACAAAGGATGAAGTTACCCTTCCCACGTCGAGTGTTCTTTGCAATCACATTGGCTTCAGTCTCAATCTTGTAGACAAGAGACTTGAATCGCTCAATCAACCAGCGACCGTCAAGGGCACCGAGATTGGAATCTCCAAAGCTCATGTTACCAGAGGGTCGTGATCCGCGAGCATTGACGGCAGCAGAACCAGTTGCCGTCATGTAGACTGCGCGAACGATCTCACGGTTGATTTCAGCATTGATCTCAGTCGTGAGGATGTTGGCAAGCTCAGTCTCGGCATCAAGACCATGAATTGCCTTCAGATCCTGTGCAAGTTCTACCGAATACTCTGCCTTGAGAGCCCGAGTTCTGGCAGTAACCTGCGACTTGTCAATGTTGAAGCTCATGGATGGAATGACACCACCACCATCAGATCCCCATTCCTCGGCAGGATCAAGTTCGGCAGCCTGATGGAACGTCGGAGCCCCAGCTTCGACAACCCCAAGAGGATGTGATGCGAAGAAGTTATTCGCATCAAAGTCTGACATCGCCCCAGCACCAGCCGAGAAGCCAGTGTTTGCTTCGTTGTAGAATGCATTTACGGTGCTATGATCGTCCCCGCCCTGATCAGTGCCGTATGTCGGGCGAAGCGCAAAGATCAGACCAGTTGGTCCACTCATTGGCTGAACACCCATGATGTCAAATGCAATCAGGTTGGGTGCAGTACGTCGAACCAGACTAATAAGGACTGGATCGAAATTACTTGCATTGCCTGCCTGTGTGATTGGTGACGTTGACTCTCCAAGGAGACTCGATGATCCAGCACCTTGAGCAGACGCCTGTTCAGCCATGGCTGTCTCTTGCTGCTCAAGCATATGTGCAGTGACAATCCTGCGATAAGGATCTTTAATCTCGGGAAGATCCCCATGGTCAAGCACTGGTTGCCATTTATTGACTAGCTCTTCATTCAACATGTTTTATTCTCCTTGAAAAGTGTGTTGAATTAATCTGGTATTCAACAGTATCCTAAACCTATTTATAAATTATTGTTTCTCTAGACGACTTTTTCCGATAACCTTAACATAAGCAGACATTGCCGGATTGGCTGAAGCCGCATCAATAAAACCGTCCTCAGAAACCTCGGACTCCTCATCAATTACAACGGCACCGCCTCGGGCAGTTCGTGGAAAGTAATTTTCCCTGATTGTACCCAATGCTTGCTTATACTGTCCAGCGTCTTCAAAACTAACACCATCCGAAAGACTCTTGA